CTTTTTCGATGTACGCGTTGATGATTTCTTGCAATCTGGCATTAGAGCTAGTTGCCATTCACTTGTTACTCCTTTTCTTTCTAAATCCTAACAGTTTTCTTGATTTTCATCAGACATCTCGAAAAAGAATTGCCGTCGAACGTTGACGCGTCAAATCTATAATTGCTTTATCAATTTGTGGACCTTTCCCCAGTTCACCACGCTTCAAAGAATCCAAAAGGATTTGGTCATCTTTGTTCCAACGATCAGTTGGATATTCGGCGGCAATACTAAAACCACCAAAATTACCCGGTGCGCCAGGGAGCGCATTGGGAAGGTTGCTACTATTAGCTAAAGGTAATTTCAATTGAACAGGCGGTTGGGGTGGTTGAGGAGGAGGAGGAGTTGGATTAGGTTGTTGTCCAAACGGATAACGTTTTTCTAAGTATTCACGAGGTAGTTGCGAATACGGTGAACCACCGGGGGACGGTAAACGGCTTGCTAAAAATTGACCGGCATTACCAGGCATCCCTGGAACCCCGTAACCACCATCAGTTCTAAACATAACTTCTTATTTCAATTTTTCTATTTTACCCATCTTCTTTCAATTCATACAAAGATGGATCAGCAACCTTAGAAATATGAATGCCATCACCTTGAATATCCCAATTTAAAATATCACCTTCCTTCCAACCCAACTCTTCCATTAGCTCGTCTGGAAATGTAAGGAATTGTTCTCCGTTTTCGTCCTCTTCCACTTCAAGAATGTAACTCATTTTGTCAAAAGTTTTTCCATTAGTTTATCAAGTTTATTATTAATTTCGCGAAAATTATCATGCATTTCCTGGATTTCTCTTAAAAAATCAACTTTTAAAACGTAATCCAGGGGCATGCGATTAATTTGATCTTCCAAGATATCAATCCTGCGCTTTTGCGAATTTGTATAATTAAAAGCTTGCTGGATATCTTGATTTTGGCGGCTTAAAATCTTGTTGGCTACCCAGGTACCACCACTCAATGCAGAAGCAGCGGTTGTCAGAGCTAGGGCGATGTATTCAGGACCCACAGTTTTAAACTCGCTTTTCTTCTAATTCTAATTTCAAAAATCAAGATGAAGTTGTCCTTTTCTGGCAAGTCCAGTCACCAACCAAACCAAAGCATCTACGCAATCGTCATGACTACTAATACCGAAATTTATGAGTTCCTCGAAGAGATTTGTGAAGTTCCGGTAACGATTGAAGATAATCTTTCGATCTTCAAACATACCAATGATGCCCCTAAACCGTGCCAGCTTATCAGCACGGAAACCTTTCACCGGATGCCAAATGAGATTATAGAGACCTTCGTCATTAAGGCAAACCCGTTTAAAGTCGGCTTCTAAAGAAGCCTGATATTGGACAGCTTCTGACCAAATATCACAGGTGGAATAAGTTGGAAAATAATTTCCGTTGTCATCCTTACCAAGAACAGACCAATCGTTAAGTAATTCTTTCATGGCATCTAGTTTTTCAAGATTTCCCATGACACGGATGCGTCTGTAATCAATAATATGAATGCGATCACCAATACGACCACCTAAAACCATGACGGTGTAATCGTTCTTTTCTTTAACACCAGCGGATAAGTCAACCCCAATACCCAACGTATCAAACTCAGTTGAAATTTCTGCTTTAACAATTAACTCTGGCGCAAGAGAAAGTTCATTCTGGCGAACAACTTGATTCATATACTGAAACGAAAAGGCAATTGGCGCCTGTCGTTTTTTCTCTTTTAAATAATCCAATGACCACATTTCAGGCCAATAAGACTCTTCATCGCCCGTAATGGGATCGTTTTGAATAGCGGAAAGAACAATTTGTATCCAGTTATTTTGTTCATTAAACGTAGTCACGTGAATGTCATCATGTCTAAACCGGGTACCAAGACAGATAGCTCTGGCCCCTTCAAACATAGTTGGTGCGATCACTGCATTCCAGTTATCCTGCATCATCTTTCGAATATCAGGATTAGAGATATCAGCAGCTGATTTGATAGCGTCATCAATCATCACAAGATGAGAACGCTTGGAAGTTACTGAACCCTTAAGACCAGCAGCGCAAAGGGTGAACTGTTCATCACCAGTTACGTCAATACCAGCAAATTTGTGATCAATTGACCAGTACTCATTACTAGTGACATTCTTTAAAAGGCGAACTGTAGGAAAAATTTCTTGATATCGCTTGCTTTCAATGATTCGTTTGATAGTTGCTGATTTAGAACGTGCAATATCAACGGTATAAGACAAGTAAAGGATTTGCAGCGGAAGTTTAGCTTGAGTATGAATACCAATAGCCCAGGCAGTAAGCAAACCAAGAACAGTACTTTTGGCTGAACCCCGTGGTGCTAGAAGATCAATATTGGGTCCAGCAATTTTAATCAGACAGTTACTATCTTCATTTGTAATAAAATACTTATGCCAATCAAGATGATGTTTAGCTGGTTTTTTCTTCTCATCCATATACTCGCAAAAGTAACCAAAATCTTCCCGAGCGCGTTTAATAGTTTCTAAGTTCTTCTTAGGCTTAACGTTATATTTCTGCGCAGCAGCTTTGGCATTACGCCGATACGCAAGATGAACGTAAGAAGGCACAGGACTGGTTCAGAATATTACTAAATATTAACCGAAAGTCCCGGATCTAAATGGATCTTCCACATCTCCACGTTTGCGATAAGAACCAGCAGCTTGTGCAGCAATTAAAGCTTTCTGCTCATCAAAAACAGGAGCTTGTTCTTTATCAGAAGATGGAGCAAAAGCAAAAGGTACTCGTCTGCCATCTGGAAGTATGCGTTCGTACACAGGCGGTGGACGAAACTTAGGATTACCCGGCGCTTTAATAAAGCCCGGATTCCAACCAGGGGCTGGAAGAGGTGTATAAGGACCTTCAGGGGTGCCGGAGACTTGGTTTCTTGCAATTAAATCCTCCCCTTTTGGACCTGACTGCGGAGCTTTTGGCTGTACATCTCCCATGTTTTCTCCTCGGGGTCCACGGACTGGACTAATTTTTTCTACCTTAGAACCTCCTTCGTCTGTTTCAGGTGTTTGGTCTTTTCCTGTGTATTGTTCTAAGAATTCTTGAGAAGACTGATTGCCAGATGCCGCTTGTTGTTGGAGGATTTCCAAATTTTTAGCAATAGCGGCATTTGCGCGATTCTGTCGATAATCTTGACGACCAACATTTTCAATTCCATAAGTTTGAACTTCATAATCTTTTGGTGTTGCGCGACGTAAAAAATAACTACCTGAGCCACTCATTAAAGGAAGTTCTAATCCAAGTTTGGCAAGATCAGCACGATATTGTTCGAGGGAAACATTTTGTTGGCGTGCTTCTGAATAACTTTTATAAGGAAGTTGAGATAACGGAGTTTGATAAATATTTTCATAAGCTTTGGCCCGAGCTTGACGATCAGCTTCATTTTCCATCACTAATTTATATCCTGCTTCTGATCCACTTCCTAAAGAAGTTCCATATAATGCACGATGACCCATTTGAAGGGGGTCGTATTGATGACGTAAAGGAATATTTGAAATAGCGTTTTCATAACGCTTAAATAAAGCACTTTGAGGGTTAAAACCCAAATCTTCTTTAGTTACATAGTCGCCGTATTCGCCATAAGTTGGATCAAAATATACATTCTTTTGTCCGTATGCAGGAATTAATCCTTGGGATAACGTTGGCTTAGTTTTTTGTGATTCTTCAAATTTTTGTTTGGCTTGATTGTAATAACGTTGAAATTTTTGATCTTCTGTTTCCACTGGAGCCTTTGGTGCAGGCTTAACATTTGACACATCAGGCCCACGATAAACAGGACCCCCTGGAAACGAACCACCAATAGGAACATCTGAAACAATTGAATTTTCAACAGTCTCACCACGGGGGCCTTTAGCACCAGGGACTTCTTTTTGAGCTAAGGGCACATAAGCACCCTTGGGAAGAAATGGGTTATTACCTGAGGGCTTGGTTGGATTGCTGCGATACCACTCAGCAGCACCCATGCCATAAGTTTTAAGTATCCAGTTGTATAGATTTTCATTAACCGCCATTAGTTTTAACCAAATCTGTTGATATTAAAAACTTTCAATAATCAAAAGTTATTATTTTCACAGTTATTAAGACTGGTTGGTTTCCTTTGCTCATTATCTTACTCCCTTACGTTTTTGCTCTTGGTATTTACGTGCTTTATCTAATGCCGCCCGACGTTTTTCTTTATCGGACATTTCAGAACCATCTTCGTTCTTAGCTTCTTTCTTCTTGAAATGCTCAAGAAGTTCGGGTGGCATTTTTCTTTTAGACATTATCTATTTTGAAGATCACGAACGCGTTGAAGAAGCTGTTGATATTCAGGACTTCCAACTTCGGGAATGCGAGTACTACGACTCGGACCAAAAACAATACCAGAACGCAAGCCTTGAATTTGACCTTGACCAGCACCACCAAAAGGAGCACCAAAAAGAGTAGCTCCGCGCTCGACAGCACCACCTGGAGTTACTTCAGCAGACTCACCGACATCACTTTGGAAGGGGACATTTAAACGTGGAGCTTCCTCAGGAAACATAGAAGCTTCACCAGTCTGCGGTGCATTCTCCGCCATTTCAATTGCCTTTTGGCGTTGAGCAATACCTTCGCGAGCAGCCTGGGCTGAACGCATGCGAGTAACTGCACTACCAGCTAAACGTTGATTCTGAGTTTCTGCGCCCATAACTATGGTTTTGTTAAATAATATGTTAGGCGGGTGTAACCCTATTCCTCTAGTTGCATTCTAGCCCATACACTCATTGATGCTTCTTGCAAAGGACCCTCAATAGGATCATCTTTAAAAATAAACATCAACTCACGAATTGCACGATCAGCACCAGCCATCAACAAACCTTTGCGATCTCTGGACGCTGTGAATTGCTCTATCTGTGCAATAGCACCACGTAATTCTTTTTGCATACTGGCAATACGTGCTACGCCTGCATCACGCTTTACAACTTCCATCTCAACCGCATCACGTAATTTACGGATATCTTCCTGCATCTTATCAATCTCATACAGAAGAGTTTTACGATGATCAGCCTTTTTGTAGTTGCTGTTAACCCATAAATCACATGCAACAATATTCCCCGTATATCCCAAGAAACGGGCATACAAGAAACACTCAATTACTGAATTATTATCTTTAGCAAAAGAACAAAAAGATTCTTGAACAGATGCATCAAGATTGTCAACCCACTGGTCGAATATCTCAATATCGATAAGCTCGTTGGGCCTGATTGTAATCGCGGCGCTCATCTTCTTGTTTAAAACGCTGAGCTTGTTCGGCAGAAGTTCGTTGCTCTTCTGCGCCTTTACCGATAGTTGCTCGTTCTTGGGCACCCGTTTCCTCCATCTTCTTCTTTGAAAATTCATAGGCTACACCAGCAGCCTGGCGATATTTGTCAATATCAAACCAGTCATCTGTACTGTAAGTATCGAGAATATTACCAGATGCGGTAGTAGCCATTCTAATAATTCAAATCAGAAATTACTCATCATACCGGCTAAGCCGGTAGCAAAGATGTCACGACGGCCTTCAACACTTTTTTGGCGCTGTTGGCGTTGCTTTGAGGCTTCCAGACGCTCAAGCAGCTGCTCAAACTTGTTAATATCAAAATAGTCGTCAGTGGTGACGCCAAGAGTTCCAGTAGTTGTTCCAGTAGTTGTTCCAGCGCTAGAGGTCATTGCAGTTCCATAGCTAATGAATTAATTATAGGGGATGGCTTTCTAAAAATTAAATGCACCAACTAAATTCTTATAAATATCACCCTGAGCAGCAATCTTCTGAACTTCTTTGGCACCCTCATTTTTAAGCTTCTGAGTTTCTTTATCAATATCACCTTGAAGGTTGGTCAGACCAGCACTGTACAAAAACTGACGGGAATCGCGGATATTCAGAAGTTGTTGCTCTAGCTCAGCAGGCGTTCCTTCAATCTGACTAGCAAAATTAGGAAGCGTAACTTTTGTGAGACTAGCAAGATTACCACCATAAGTAGGCAACAAACTTTTATCAAAGTTAAAAGTCCGCTTGCCTGTACCAATACCTTGTGCATCCTTAATTTCTTTACCATACGTGGTGTCGTAATAAGAATCCAAGTAACTGCGATTGAACTTCTGCTGATACTCCTGACTTTTATATAAAGATTCTTTAAGGTCATTAACCGTTTGATAATAACCAGCCTTAAAACGGTCTACGCCGGCTGTTTCTTCTGCTGAGGTTGCTTTACGACCAAGAATTTCTTGGTATGCAGCACCAAGTCCTGTTTTAAAACGGTCAGGCCCAACCGTATCTGTATATAGTTTGGCAAGGTCATTAATATCACCTTGTTTGCCAGATATATCATATTTAGCTGTATAAGTATTCAAGTAATCTTGTGCCTGAGTAAAACTAATCAGGCCACTTTTTAGCTGATTTTCAAGAGAAGCCTTGAAAGGATCATAACCAGTTAGTCCAGCTGTTTTACGAGCAGCCTCAGCTTGTGCTGCAGCTGTTTCTTTATCTATAATCCGTTGTAGTTCTTTATCGGCACGAGCTTGAGTACTTTTACGATCCGCTTCTGCGGCGAGCTGCTCTTTTTGCTGTAAATCAAACAATTTAAGATCACGAGCTTTTTGATAGTCAAGTTGTTCTTTTGCCATCGTTTCATTAAACGATGCGGCTTGAGCTGCACGAGCTTCGGCTTGCTGATCAAGTTGAAAACGCCGATCATCGGCTGCAGCCTGCTTTGCCATTAGATTTCTTTGAAATTCTGCTTGACGCGCTGCTTCTTCGCGCTCAAATGCAAGCTCTTGAGCGCGAGCCTGTTGCTGTAATATTGCAATTTGCATTGAATTGTCAGACTTTTTTCCACCGCTGCCCATATCTAACAGTTACCAAGAATTATTTTTATTTTAGCTCAAGCCTTACCCATAAGGACCAAAGCCAGCAGAATAATTACCAAACATCTTATCCAAAACACCACGATTAATTGCAACTGCTTCTTTAATACGCCCTTCACGTTCTTTTTGTGAAAGCATACGAGCTTCAGGAGATAAACCAATCCCAATGGCCTGGCGTTGGCGATAACCCTGCTCAGCGGTTTCCATCGGATCTTG